GACGGAAAAACCTATGGCAGACAAAATAGGAATTGGGTGGAGGTGACTGTTGGCGGTACTGGTACATCTGATCACAGCCTACTTACCAACCTTACCAACGATGACCACCCACAATACCATAATAATGCTCGTGGGGATGCTCGATACTATCAAAAATCAGAAGTATTTACTAAAGCAGAAACACAAGCTGAAATATCAGCGCTTGTTGACACTGCACCAACAACCCTTAATACCCTCAACGAACTAGCTGCCGCACTTGGAGATGATCCAAACTTTGCGACTACTATTACTACTCAGATAGGGCAAAAAGAGAACTCTGCAAATAAAGCTACTACTTTCACAGGAAACACTACTTCTAATATTCTTTTCCCAACAATTAAAGCAGTGTATGACTGGGCTACTGCCACATTTGCTGCACTCTCTCACACACATACAGCCGCACAGGTAACTGATTTCAATACCGCAGTCTCAGCAAATACAGATGTAGCAGCTAACACATCAGCTCGTCACACTCACAGCAATAAAGCTATTTTAGATGCAATAACAGCTTCCTTTACTACTGCACAGGAATCAAAACTATCTGGCATACAAGCAGGTGCAGAAGTAAATGTGAATGCTGATTGGAACGCAGTAAGTGGAGATGCCCAAATCCTGAATAAGCCAACTACAATGCCGCCATCAGCGCATACTCATACAATAGCTGAGGTCACAGGTCTACAAACATCACTTGATGGTAAAGCAGCCACATCACACACTCACTCATTAGACAACTTATCAGATGTCACAATAACCTCGCCAACTTCTGGCCAAGTATTAAAATTTAATGGTGCTGAATGGGTGAATGACACTGATGCAGTATCGGGTGGAGGTGGTGGGGTCACTGATCACGGAGCACTCACTGGTCTTTGGGATGATGACCATACTCAGTACCACACTGATGCTAGAGGCGATGCGCGATACTACACAAAATCTGAAGTAGACACCTCACTATCTGGCAAAGTAGCTTCAAATACTGCTATAACTGGTGCGACTAAAACTAAAATTACCTATGACGCAAAAGGTCTCGTAATAAATGGTGCAGACGCCACAACTGCCGATATTGCCGACTCTACAAACAAAAGATATGTAACCGATGCGCAACTAACGGTTATAGGTAACACTTCAGGTACAAACACAGGAGATGAAACTAATATCACAATAAAATCAAAGTTAGGTATAGCGACTCTATCTGGGTCCAACACTGGAGATCAAACATCTATTGTTGGCATTACTGGTACCACTGCGCAATTTAACACTGCACTTACTGATGGTGATTTTGCCACTCTCGCTGGTACAGAAGCACTGACAAATAAAGAGGTTGTGCGTAGGGTGTCTAGTGTCGCATCCACAGCAACTCTTACACCAGTGTATGGAAGCTATGATGATTATATAGTGACTGCTTTGGCTGCAAATATCACTATTGCAAACCCAACAGGCACACCCAAAGAAGGTCAGCAATTTATAATTAGATTAAAAGATAACGGGACAGCACGAACAATAACTTGGGGTACTGCTTATCGTGTTATCGGAGTCACTTCACCAATAACAACTGTAGTCAACAAGACTGTCTATATTGGAGGTAAATACAATAGTACTGATGCCAAGGTCGACATAATTGCAGTGGCACAAGAAGCATAAATATGGCAATAAATATTACAGCGAGGGCAACTCTAAGTTCTAATGTCCGTCAAATAAATACATACAATAATAAACTATATGCATGGTCATCTGATGCATCTAGTGGAACTATGGTAGAAATGGATGTATCGGGGAATATAACCAATTCTAATTTATTCACAATGTCTGGTACAACATGGTTCCCGTTTGTTATTGATAACGACGGTAATTTCTATGTATCATACACAGGAAGTGCTGTCTATAAATATAGTAATTCGGGTGTATTTATTGGAAATATCGCGAGTATAAGTGGGTACGTAGGTGGTGCCGATCTACAGAATAATAGACTGTATTTTTACAATTACACCACTGGTGTAATTGGTTATATATCAAATTTTACAACTTCCCCAACTGTTACAAATTCTTGGTTAAATGTTGGTGGTTATGTTATTGATGGATGTACAGTAAATGGAAGCTATGATTTAGTTGTTGGTTTTAATAATGGGAGTCTAAAAAAATATACATTCCCCACTGGGACGGTTACTACTATTATATCTGGTCTTGGTGAGTGTAGACAACCAGCGTACGATGTGTCTAGCAATTGTTATTACATAAGTAATTATACTACTGGTTGGGTAAGAAAATATTCATCTGCAGGAGCACTACTAGACTCATGTAGCCCAGCAATCAAGAGTATAGGTACGGCCTTCGGTAATGGTAGCTTATATGCCGTCAAATGGACTCCGGGAACATCATCAGTAATTTATTCAAATCAATCAAGCGGTGGAATAGGTCAAAATTCAAGTTTCCTCATGTTTATGTGAGGAAATAAAACATATATGCATATAATTACACTAAAGTATACCCTTTCGATTGACTATATAGTACGTAATTTTACTTCAATGATTGAAGCTAGGGTAAAACCACTCTTTATGACTGAGCTAGAAGCAGAAGCTCAGAGGCAAAGAAATCTAGCTGAGCAACAGGTCGAGCAGGTAATCCAAAGCAGTAGGGAAGTATTGGTGGAGACGATTTAGTATGCACGAGCCTATAAGCAGTACTGTAGTGGCAAAATATATATTCTATATTTTATCAGCTATATTCGGGGGCATAGTTCATGCCTTAGTTGTGCAAAGGAATGGAGGAATAAAAAATAAATATGACCTTTTAGCTGTTTCAATAATATCAGGTTTTGCAGGCACGATGTGGATGTTACTCGCTCTACAATTCTATCCTGGCAGTCATTTTGTCATTGCATTTGCTTCTGGTTTCGGTGGCTATTTATCAGTGGAAGGGTTAGCAATGATAGCAACTCGTCTAAGAGAGTTCATCAGTAAACAATAATTATGAAGTATAACGAAACTGTAGCAGTAATATTTAAGAAGAGGTGGAAGTATCTGACTGAACCACTGTGGATTAGAACACAGCTTGAGGACGGCTCTAACTTTGCATTTCAAATACCAGTAGGATTTAAGACTGACTTTGCAAGCATTCCTAGATTCTTTTGGTTCTTTATAGCACCTTCCGATTCACAAATATTAGTGCCTGCGATTGCCCACGACTACCTCTATTCACGCACTTGGATTGAAGGTTATGAGCTTAATAATAGTAAGTTAGGAAAGAAAAAGAAAATCAAATTTAATCGCCTCATGGCAGACCTACTCTTGAGAGGCAAGATGAGGTCTTTCAAGGCAAGGATTATTAAAAGAAATCTGGTATTCATGGCAGTCAGACTATGTGGCTGGATGTTCTACCATAAGAAAAATAAATAATATGCAAAATGAACAAATTATAGAAATCCCAGGGGCGTTCCCATCCCCAAAGGATAGCCGCACTGTAGTTGAAAAAGCTACTATATGGGAAAGATTTACGGCTACTGTTGCTGGCGTACCAGAAAGCTGGAAGCAATTTAGAAACATCTATTCACAAGATAGAGTAGGTATTTGTACTGCTGCTGGGCTGATCACCGGTCTTTGGGAAGCGACTGGTAAAAGATATTCTGAGGACTTCCAATATTACTTACAGAAGAAATGTCACGATAATATTGTCTACTCTAATCAGTCGTGGTTTAAAGCTTGGTTTGAAGGATCATCTCCTTATGCTTCAATCACTACTGGGTACAAATATGGGGTCTTGCCTAAAGAAGAAATGGATAAATACTTCATTCGCAATCCGCAAGAAAGTTATGCAACCTATATAGACAGACTAGTAAAAGCTATGACTCCAGAAGTGGAAGCGGAGTTGCTAGCAAAGTGTGAGAAGGTTATTACTGCTTACTCACAAACTGATAATTCTCTGGCTGCAACTGCTCAAGCTGCAAGTGAGCCAAATTGTTTTCTACAACACAGGTTTGAGTGTGGTAATACGTGGTACGGCAAGACTATAGACGGAGCGTATTACTCAGCATACTATTCAGGATCTAAAATTGAACCTATCACCATGCCGTATGCAACCTCGACTATCGGAGTAAACGGACACCAAGTAGCAGGGGCGGGAGTTAGAGATGGAAAGCCATACATTGCAAATACTTTCGGACCAAATTGGACAGGGGATGGGCACGCACCAATCGACTATATGCCAACTGAGACTTGGAAAGTGTATGTAAATAAAACAGCGCCAATAGTAGAAAAAGAAAAGCTACAAATTAAGAAAACTGACTTCAAATACACATTCAAAAATCCAATGGGATATAGCTTAAGATATTCTTATGACGTTGAGATGCTGCATCATATACTAATGTTTGAAAATATCTCTTCTTTTATTCCAAAAGAGCAACGTGGGTATTTTGGGACTAAGACTATAGCGTGGGTAATGGCGTTTCAAAGGAGATACGGAATTACACCTACTGGCTATGTAGGCAAGCTTACTCTTGCAAAATTGGACGAGTTGTACGGTTAGTAAAATAGGAGTACAATACGTTCAGTTAGGGAGTAACTTTGAAAGGAGCAGACGATGAAGTATCGCCACGCCGACATTTTCACGATCGAAGGGGGTATGCGCCATGATTGACAAGGTTGATTGGGGGCGCTACAAGCGTTGCTACCGTTGCGAAGAGCTGGTTGACACCACTGGTCAGCACTACGCAGGGGTCCTGTCCTGCAACGGACACGCCGTCAACGTGCATCTCCATTACGCTTGTGCGATGGAGGAAGGGGTTGATCCGAATCAGCACACCCTTCCTTTCTACACTGGCGACAAGGGAGACGAGAACGACTATCCCGAGCCTGAAGGTGCACCGATGTTTTCGTGAAGGGAGGTGATCCAACCAATACAGGTGAGGCGAACATCACCGACTGCTCAATTGCAACTTTGAAAAGGGGACTAAGCACCCCTTTTTCTTTTCCTTGACATTGACTACTAAAAAGAGTACTGTATAAGCACAACCAAATATTCTCACAACTCGAACTTGTGGAGAAGTCCGTATTGCATTATCTTATGTGGTACTATACTTTTATTGCAGAATAATCTGTCGTGTTAATCCCCCTAGTTCGAGTAGGGGGATTTTGCGTTGTACTAACTTGTGGATAACATTTTGTACTTTGAATGGGCAAATCTACTCGCACTGGTTAGTCTATTGGACAATAGGTTGACATTAGGGCAACGATTGGCGAGTGTAGAGGAAGCTGTCAAAGTTTCATAGCTATAAAATGATGTTTGCAAGTTAGTAGTATAAAACTTATGCTTACCAAATATGGCTAATTACAAAGATATGGCTTTATTGGATGCAGTAGATTCATACTTGTTTTGGAAAAGCCAACAAGTCAAAGATACTACTACAGCTGGATATAAGCGCATACTCTCGCATTTCTGTATTGGTCTTCAAAATAAAAAGCTAGGGGAAGTATACTGGCAAGATGTGACTGGTTATTTAGATATGTTACGCCAAGCGGGATATAAGCAAAATACCCTTATACCCATTGTCGTAGCAATTAGAAATTTATTTCAGTTTTTTAAACGTCTTGAACCAAGTATATTGGATGTAGATATGATCCCCATTCCTCATAAAGAATATAATGTACCTACCATACTACAAGATGAAACATACTCTAAACTTCTAGAAGGTATTCCAGAAAATAACGACGCCCGCAATGTTAGAAATGCAGCTATGATACGCATGCTACATGATACTGGTGCCCGTATTGGAGAAATACTGGCGCTTGATCTGGTAGATATACATTATTGTAAGGCAATCATTAGAACAGAGAAGAACAGAGGGTCGCGACCATTCCGAGAAATATACTGGTCTGGAGAAACCCAAATATACCTAGATAGATGGATTGCAAAGAAAGCTCACCTTGCTCGTAAAAATGACAAATACAAAGGAAAAGAGTTATTCTGCTCCTGTGTTGGTGGGAAGTCTGGTCAAAGGCTAACTATAAGTGGCGCAGGAGAGGCACTAAGACGTTTGGGTGTGTCACTTAATTTGCCAAGAATAAATGCTCACTCTTTCAGGCATAAAGTCGGCAGAGACATCATTAAAAGAGGTGGTTCTGCGGTAGATGTTATGAATATTCTTGGTCACGCATCCCTAGATTCATCTACAATATATACGCAAATGTACGGGCAAGAAGTGGAAGAAAGATACCGAAAAGTCCTTAAAAGATAAAAGGGTATAGTTATCCACACTCAAGGCATTTGACAGTAGTAATGTGGTGGATATACTCATAAGTAGATAGGTTTCATTGATAAATAAATCCCTAGAAAAGTCCGCGATTTATATACTTTTTTTAAAAATAAATTCTTCTGTGGCAAAAAATATAAGCATTGTCATGGGAGAAATTAGATAAAAAAAGATTGTAAATAAATATCGCGGATTGAAAAATCGGCGATTTTTATTTGAAATCTTACCTACTTTGAAAACTAAATACAGAGACCGAGAGGAGACCTTCTGAAAGGATGGAGGCACATTAAAAATGGAAATCGGTATAAAAATTAACAAACTGAGACGAGCTTTGGCTCTCTCAAGGACTAGATAAGCTGGAGCTGACACTTCATACATACAATATACAACATACACAAGCGCAACCACACTTTTATCTAGTCCATTGAGGGAGCTATAAGCTCAGGTAATGGATAGAGAATGCAAGGGGATTCATTACCCTCCTTGCACTTTCTGTAAATAACAAACTGAAACAGATTATGAACGACGATTACGACAAAATGGAAGAAATGGTAGCTGATTACAAACTAGGATTACCACTTGAAACTGAAAGTGAAGACGATCCTGAACTTGATTATCAAAGAGAAGAAATGAGACTGATAAGAGCAAGAGCAAATATCTCAAACATTATCAACCCAAACTTTACTAAAGAATTTTTCAACTAATATGACAAAAGTACAGACAACAAAAATAGGTGGCGGTGCTGACTATGCAAAAGTTGCTGACAGACTCAAACAGTTTTGGGCCGAAAACCCAAGGGGGTCTATCAAAACAATGCACCAAATACAAGGTGACAACATCATCTTTACAACTGAAATAGTTGCAGACCAGTCAAATGAATATTCAAGACGTACAACTGGTACCGCTATGGAAAAGTTGAACGGAAAACTAAAAACTTTTGAGAAAACTGAAAGCATTTCGGTTGGGCGTGCGCTTGCACTTATTGGCTATCTCGCTAATGGTGAGATTGCTAGTAGCGAAGAGATGGAAGAGTTCTTAAGCCACAAAGAGCAGCAACGCCTGCAAATGATTGCAGACCTAAAATCTCAAGTAGACGACATTAAAGATAAAGAAACTCTGCGAGAGTTCTACAAACTCCACAAAGGGTATGGAAAAGAGTTTGACGAATACATTATCAACAAATCAAAACAACTTGCATAATGAAAATACATAACATTGAACAACAAACCCCTGAATGGTATGAGATCCGCAAAGGTAAGATGACCTCCTCAAATGCAACCTGTATAGGCAATGCTGGCAATGGACTCGAAACCTACGCAAAGGAAATCGTGCTAGAGATGTTTACTTCAGCAGAAAAGGAACATTTCACCTCACGAGATATAGAGCGGGGGAATGAGCTTGAACCGATGGCTAGAGAGTTGTACGAGTTTGAAACTGGACTGCATGTTGAAGAGGTTGGTTTTATAGAACTCGACGAACATACAGGAGCAAGCACCGACGGACTGATAGATGATGATGGTGTGTGGGAATGCAAGTCACCGAGTGATAAAGAATACTTTGAGATCTTGCTGACTGACAAAATAAAATCTGACTACATCTGGCAAGTCCAAATGGAAATGCTAGTAGCAGATAGGAAGTGGGCTGACCTGACCTTCTATAATCCGAACTTTAAAAAATCAATGCTGATATACAGAATTGAAAGGGATGAAGAAAAGATTGAGAAGTTAAGAATCGGAATTGAAAAAGGGAAGCAACTTATACAAAGTCTCAGAAAACAAGCGGAAGAAAAATTAACAAAATAATCGCAAGAGAAGCACGTTACAGTGCTTTTTTGCTTACAAAAATTATGAAAACAAATCTTAAAAAATACATTATATTATCAAGCATTTTTCTAACAATCACTACCTGCCTTTATGGTGGGTGGAGTGCTAAAGAATGGGTAAATGATCGAGACGCAAATCTCATTCAGTCTGGCTATGACAAAGCTATGGCTGAAGTAAAGTTACAAAACAAATGAAGAGCAGAACGTGAAGCACACGCTATCAAAAACTCCTGTTTCAACCTCTCTAAAAATCCTGAAGTAAATACATTACTCAAAACTTACTTCCACGAGTGTGAGACTGCAAAGACAATCTATGCTATTGCTCACGCTGAGTGTCACGGAAATCAAATCTGTGACAATAGGGGATTAAATAGAGATGGATCAATAGACTTTGGTTATCTACAAGTCAACAGCATTCACCGCAACAAAGGCGAGTCTATCGCACACTTTGAGCAGAGAATGTATAACCTAGAAGAGAACTTCAAACTCGCTTCTAAGGTTTATAGAGACAGGCAAAAAGCAGTCGGTGATGGCTTCACAGCGTGGTCTACTTATAACGACAAAAAATACTTAGCTTACTTAAAATGATATGAAAAGATACAACATTACATCATTAAAAAAATACACTGATAAGACTGGAGCTGAAAAGGTATCATACCCAATAATCGGTACTGCCTTTGAGATTAAAAATGGAGGCTTTCGACTCAACTTAAATATGTTTCCAAACCAAGACTACTTCATGTTTGAGCAGGAGGAAAAGAAGGTAGAGGAAGGTAGTGACAATGCTGGCTACGAGAAAGCCCAAAATACCGTCCAAATGCCTCCAAATGAACCACCGCAAGTAAAGAGTCGTCCAGCACCAGAAATACCAGCGTATGACCAAATAAACCCTGACGATATTCCCTTCTAATCTATGAGCGGATACCAATATACATCCGCACTCGCATTTCAATCACTGAAAGACAATATAGGCGCAAAACAGTATGACGTGTTCTGCGCTATTTCTATTTTAGGGGAGTGTAATAACCAACAAATTGCAGACCACTTGGGATGGAAAATAAATAGAATTACAGGTCGAGTAAAAGAGCTTAGGAAGAGAGGATTGGTCGAAGTTTCGAGAAAGGACAAAGACCCAGAAACAGGGAGATTAACAAACTTTTGGAAGATAAAAAGTCCAAAACAAGATATGGAAGTAATTAAAATTTGATATGGCAAACCAATGGTTCAAATTCTATGGTGGGGAATTTTTGTCTGATCCAAAAATTGCCTCATTGACACTGCAAGAAAAAATGTGTTGGGTGACTCTAATGTGCTTGGCTAGTACTTCAAGCACACAAGGATTAGTTGAATATTTGACTGTTGAAGTGTTGCTCCAAAAGTCGGGTATTCTATTTGACCCATATCATCCTGAGGAATGGGATAAGTCACTTGGTGTACTTATGAAGTTCGAAAGAATGAAAATGATAACTAAACATGCAAATGGAAATATTGAGTTACTAAATTGGAACAAAAGACAGGAATATACGATGACTGCAACGGAGAGAAGTCGAAAATTCCGAGCAAATCAAAAGGAAAATCCAGAAAATGCAACGCATGCAACGAAATGCAACGAAAATGCAACGCTAGAAGAGAATAGAATAGAAGAGAATAGAATAGATAATAGTAATAGTGTCGCCGAAGCTCCACAAACCTCTACTAAGAAATTTCAGAAACCTACAGTTGAGGAAATTCAAGACTACATCACCGAGAAGGGGTACAAAGTTGATGCTCACAGGTTTTGGCACTTCTACGAATCTAAAGGTTGGAAGATAGGTAAAAATCCGATGGTGAGTTGGAAGTCTGGTGTTGCCACTTGGGCAAAGGACGATAAAGCAATTAAAAAAAATAACTACGTAAAAATTTAATATGGCTAGAATCATATTCAAGCGAAACTTCGATCCGCTGGTACTTGCAAATGACAGAGCTAAGAAAGTTTTTGAACTCAAAAAGCAGTTCGAAAATGGAGAGATACCTGATAAGTGGATTGACTTAGGAGAGTGGAATGGATCCTTATCCGAAATCAAAAACATCACTCTAGACATTGTGGAGGATGAGATTGATAAGGTTATGAAAACTTTACCAGACCTCTCTCAAGAGGAATTAAGAAAACTCTACAACGAATACAAAATGTACCCAGCTTATTGGATGGAGTGTAGTGCAAAGGTAACTCGCAAGGATTATTTTTTCAACAAACACAAACTTGTAACTGTGAATGGTAATGGTGAACTATGTCACTTCAAAACCAAAGAAACCCCGCACTATGTCTTTGCTAAAGACTGGATGGAATGTGAGCATAAGTGGAATCAATTGGTTGAGTATGCAAGGAAAATTCAGGGTGGTGAAAGAAAAAGGAATTTTGATTACCAATTCATTTCAGCAAACCTATGCAGAACCTAACAATTCAACGAGGTGAGTTTGGCGAGATCCTTGCTTACTCGAAAGGCAACATAACTTTCACA